CGAGCTCGAGCCTGGACGAGCTCGAGCCTGGACGAGCTCGAGCCACGGATCGCGGACCAGGTCGCGCGTCTATCGGTTTTCCGATTTTCGATAGACGCAGCAATCCCCAGGGAGACTAGTCGCGCGTCTATCGGTTTTCCGATTTTCGATAGACGTGCTTCAGCAGCTCACGCAGCAGACTCTAGAAAACACGGGCCACGGATCGCGGACCAGGGCTCGAGGCCCTGGCCAAAGATCACATACCAGGGAGAGAGATCGACGGGCCCTGGACCGAGACCCAGGGCCCAGGCAGCCCCACTCGAGGGGCGCCGCACCAGGGAGGCCAGGGAGATCGCTCGAGCTTGACGATGCAAGCCTCGAGGGCCGCTCACGATCCGATACCAGAACCTCCCAGGGAGACTAGGGAGATCGGCGAGCCTGGACCAGGAAGGAACCGCCCAGGCAAAAAAAGAGGGCCCCGCAGGGCCCTCTCTCCAACGCCTGGACGTTGATCGAGAACTAGTCCTGGAACCCGTAACGAGCCCAGGGATCGTCCTCGAGGATCGCAGCCGACTTACCTCGAGGCAGCCCTTCCTCGAGCTCGAACCATTCCGCAATCGCCTCGACAACGAGCTCGGGCTCATCCCAGGCGAGTAGCCCCGACTGCCCCGTCGAATCGTCCTCGATTGCATTCACCAGGGCGGCCGCTTTGCCTGGTGCATCCTGGACCCATTGAGCCAGGGAACCTCGAACATAGGAATTGCGCGCAGCCCTGGTGATCGTCACCAGATCCTGGCCGCTCACCGACCTCGAGCGCTTGACGCTCGAGGTCGCGCCCAGGCTCGAGCCCTCGTCCTCATCCTCCCAGTAATACGTCGACCAGACCCTCGAGCTCGAGTACCTGGTCGAGATCGCCGAGCCCACGCCGAACCGATGAGCACTCCAGGCGTAAGTGTTCGACAACCAGGCGCCCTTAAACTCGACGCCCGACTTGCGATTGATGATCACCGCCTGGCCGTCCGCAGTCATGAGCCCGAACTTATTCGAGGCCCCGATGAGATCGCCGAGGAACGATTGCCAGGAAGGATCGAGCAGCATCGACTCATCAAGAGCCAGGGCGGGGCGCACAACATGCCGGATGAAATGCCAGGTATCGCTTCGAGACTTATCCCAGGCATTGCCCGTCGACAAAATGCCGTTATGAGCCAGGGCGACTCGAGGCGTTACCTGGTACGGGTGACAATTCTCGAGATCGATGTCGCCATGAGTTTGCATGCGGGCGTGCCAGATCGACTCGCGCCCCTCGATATGCTGCCGATAGAACGCGATGAACTCGTCAGCATTGGCGGGCAGAGACTTGACGACCTCGAGACGACCGCCCAGGGCATACATCACGCCGATCCCGTCACGATTACTCGAGTACACGTCGGCAAGAAAATCATTCGAGAACGACGTGCTCGAGGGCTGATGAACTAAAAGACACATAAAAAAACTCCCAGGCCTTTAGGCCGCTTCGGAATGTTGAAAGAGGCCAGCCATGCGATCGCTGACATACGACCGCAGGATCGCCGTCTCGTCGGTTAGATGGTTCGCCGCCCACCGCAGGAACGATTGAGCATTGAGGCCGCCCGCGCCTGTTTCAGGGCGCGCGCAATACTCGAGCAGGCCGTGACAGAACTCGACCGCAGCGATGACCGCCTCGAACTTGAGACTACCGCGAAAGATTCGGAACTCGATTGTCTCGGACCCCGTGAGATTGATCGCCTCGTACCGATCCCCAGGGAGATGCGCGGTCTCGAGGTCCTTATCGCGGATATTGCAAAACCCCGTGTTATAGCGGCGAGCCAGGGCCTGGACGAAGGCATCATTGCCCGAATCATTCACGAAGGTGACCGCCCGCGCGATGGTGAGATTCGAGAGCCCCGCCCTGGTGACGTGAACATGCAGCCCGCAGGTGTTAGTGCGATGACTACGGAGACCGCGAACCATGGCCGGATCGCGAAGAAATGAAAACGTCTCACGCAGCGCCGGAACACTCATAGGCTGCGAGATCAGCTCGAACCCATTCGACAGAGACCCGTCCCGCTCAAAGAAAACATGACGACCGAACTCGCCGCCATTGACTCGAGCATGGATCGCCGCCGCCGCAACGCTTGGATCGATGGAGTGTCCCTCGACCTCGAGCTCGACTCCCAGGGCGCGCCGATAGTTCGCGACCCAGGAATCCTCGCGGACGGAGAAATGCGGCTTCGAGGAATGATAGTTGCGGATGATCGCCCTCGAGGGCGGCTCGTAATCATTGTGGACGTAGCGGTCGAGCTCCTCGTCAAAATGAAAATCGTCGTCGTCCTCATCAATGACGCACCGATCCCCGTCCTCGTCTATCGCTCGTCGAAGGCAATCCCCGTGCACCCAGGCATCGTATCGGCTCGACCACTCATAATGATCATCCCGACATTCCCCGCAGACCAGGCCCCCTCCATAGCGAGTCTGTAGATCGTCATCGAGGAACACGCCGTCGCAATGACTGCAAGACCACAACGGACAACCGATCCGATCGCACTCGGCCTCGATGGCCTCGCGATCGACTCCCTCCGCACTCCCGAGATACAGGCCGGCAAGTGTCTGCACCAGGGAACGTCGCAGCCTAGGAAGGCCCGATGCGCGTTGCCTGGCATACGCATTGGTGAACTGGAGCGCATACAGGCCGCGCCTCTGAGTATCCTCGAGGATTCGATTTACGAACGCGACCTGCCCCAGGTCCGACAACGCCGGATCATAGGCAGATTCGGCCAGGCGATCAAAGAATCGAACCCAGGTCAAGTAGGAATGACTCAACCCATCGTCGAACATTCGGAAGAAATGCTCGCCAATCCGCTTTGCAACGGCATCGGCACGCTCTGGATCGCTCGCGATATTGAGCAAAAAAGGCAACGAGAAAAGATTCGACACGACTATTCTCCTTTCTACTTTCTACGAGGCAGGATGCCCCGCCCCCGATCCTAACAGGACAAAAAGAGAACGCAAGCTCTACAAAAAGAAAAGGCCAGGGAGGGCCCCTAGCCTTTTCGATGGATGCCTGGACGGAATCAGATCACGGCAGCATCGAGCATATCGCCCGCGAGCTCTTCGAATTCGACTCGAGTATCGGTAAAAGGAATCGACCGAGCATAAGCGGTCGCACCGACCACGGCATCCCAGACAGTCTCAACAGGCCGCCCTTCCTCCTGGACGTGTACGACCTTGATCCGATCCGCAACGCGCGGACCAAAACGATTCGCCAGGAACTGATCGACCTTCGAAAGCTTCGAGGATTGTGCCAGCTTCAAAGCATCCGAGACCGTCGAGGCCGAGGCCCTCGAGTATTCGAGCAACGCAGGAACGGCTTCCTCCAGGAACCGATCCGGCGCGCTTGCAGTATGCCGAATACTGATCGACTCCAATTCATGGGCGCCCCAAACGATCCGATTCGCGCAGACATAATCAAAAAGAAAGGTTTTTATTTTCAACGCACCCGCGCCCGTCTCCGAATTGGTGACAAAGAAACCCCGCGCAAGCTCGCCTGTTTTCCCATCGCGCCGACCAGGAAGCTCGATCCGATTTTTCTCATCGGCCAGGAAAACGAACATATCGCGATCCCCTGCAAACAGAGTCGTGTTCCCGATTGTCACCTGGTCGAGGGCCTGGCCAAAGATTCCAGGCACGCGAAAATCACCCGATACGCCATCGCCAAACCGATCCTCGAGGGCGCGCACGACATCCGCATTCCAAATCCTGCCGTATCGCGGACCCGTCGCCGCACGCAGCTCGACAAGATCGCCGTCGCGCCGTGTCAGCAGCACGCCCGTGTCGGTCGCATCGCGCTCGACCTTGAGCCCGTAGTTCAAACAATCCGCAGCCAATGGGGCCGGAAGTGTCCGCAGATAATGGGCGGGCGCTCCCGAAAGATTGGCAAGCTGACCGAATGACCAATTAGTCGGAGTCGTAGCGTGCCCGTTCGGTCCCTCGATCAAGAGCCCGCGATTATCGTCGGTCGGAACCGCCGACAACTTGCGGGAAGAAATAACCGCCGAGCGAGAGTTCGCCCGCAGGACTTCGAGGGCCTGCCGCATGGCGGGCAGACTAGTGAAACGCTCTTCTGGTGGGCGAGTCGCCCACTGCTGCGAAGCTTGACCTAATGTTGTCACTTGACTTTCTCCTTTCTCAAAAAAGGGACGCTAGGCCCCGGTAAATCGGATACTGAACCCAAACAAAATAAAACGCAACTACCTCCCGAATATTTGATGAATGACCACGAACAACAACAATCGCCACAAGGTTTTCCTAAACTGCTTTCCCTCATCGGGAGGCTTCGGAGGATGCGGCGGCGGAATCAGCGACGACTCACGTCTGTACCGTCCAACCATACCTCGATCCCTCCACCAAAAGCAGAGTCTCCCCCGCGTTCAGTCTTAAACTGATCCCGGCGCGCATGGGCGTGCCACTCTTTGCCCGTCATTCGAAGCTGCTGATCCTTTTTGTAATCCCAACCCCAAAACTTTTTGCGCGGTGATAACTTGACGAGCTTAATCACGACTGCACCTCCTCGTCCAAAACTACTTCGGCATCTTCGGGAGCAATGTCCTCGCGGTATTTGCGGATCAGTTGATCATCTGACCAATTCTTGAACCCACCTTTTGCAAAGAACTCCACCTCCTCCTCAAACTCCTCTCTGCCCACGCCCCCCTGCATCCACTCCAACTCATAGCGCGTCAACGCTGCGATCATGTCGCTTCTTGTTACCTTTACCGTTGTCATCTCACACCTCCTCAACCTTGTAGCCGCGATTCATCCAAGACTCGAGTTTGATACTACGGAACCAGTCTTGAACGGTCGGAATCCTGCCGCCGCAGTCCTCCTTGACGTGCTGCTCACCAATGTACCGAACAGGCACGACGCGCCCATCGCTATTAGTGATCGTGCGACCAAACACGCGCTCGGCCTCAAAGATGCCCTGCGCGTGATGCCGCAACGCTCGATGGCGAGCGTCGGCAAACACCTCCTTGGTTGCGTCGAACCAGTCGTGGATCGGAGCGTAGTCCTCGACCTTGCCGCCCCAGACCTTGACCGTAGTCAACGAGTGATGATGGGGATGCATTACTCTTCCTCCCCTGCGCCAGAGAAGTTTTTAAACCGATAGCTATAGTCGGTTGTCTCTGTGTAGTTGATGCCAACCTCGAGCTCGATGACCAGCGAATCGGGCCAGACGTAAAACATCATCATCCCCTGACCCCCGTCGTTGTTGTACCAATCGAGTCCAACGAGATCGAGGGCTTCCCCCGTCAGTCTCTCAATGAACCGATAGAGCGTTGAGGGAACGAGGTTCTTTTGTTCCCACTCATTCAGTTTGCGGAACTCTTCCTCGTTGAGAGGAGTGTCCCCTACCATGAGCTTGGACCCCTTCCTTTCGACATAAGAACCCGTGCTCTCGTCGGTGTTGATCGAGAAAAAACCGATGTAGTCAATCGCGCCGCTGTCCCCGCTCCCCGAAAACTCGGAACGGATGCTCTTAACGCCAAGACCGTTCAACAAATTAACGAACTTCAGATAGGCCTCCTCGCTCACGAATAACGTGCCGAGGCTGAATTCGTTGTTGATGCTCTGTAAAGCCATGTCAATCTCCTTTCTACTTTCTGTACTGGAAAAGCCCAGTCGCTCGATCCTATACCAACTCGCTACGACTGTTCAAGCTCCATTTGCAAAATTCTCCACATGACTGCATGCGAGTGCCAGGAGATGACGGGAGTCGTGTCGATGCCCGATTGCAAAAGCTCCATCGCCTGCGAACCGCGAAAGAGCATCAATCGCGGATCGTCCTTGATCGTGCGTGGCGGCTTGTACTCAACCAGAATGAACGTGCGATTGCCATTCTGGGCATGACGTAAATGGAAGGCGACCTGATGCGGGGACAGGCGCACCTTGCGCCCATGCTTCACGACCTTGAGCTCGACCGGGACAAACTCCCCGTTACGGAACGCCAGAAAGCAGTCTGGGATGCCGAGGTTGACCCTAGACTCGACGCGGGTAATAAGGCAGTTTGATAGGTTGTCCTTGACCCTGTTGTACAGGTTCGTCTCCGGCTTCGCTGGCATCCTTTTGCTCCTCGAACTGCGCCTCGGCGGGCGGTTCCTGCTCGTGCACTAAACTCTCCTCGACCTGCCGAGGCGTCACATCGATGATCGGGCCCCCGCCAGCGCCGTAAAGCTTCTTGATCTCCTCAAGCTTACGCATGACCTCCTCCTTGCTCATCGAGTCGATCGTGCCGTGCCTGATCTCTTTGCGGTCAATGTAGATCGTGCCAAGGGCTTGTCCTCGGCGGTACTCGGCTTGGACAGCCGCCCCGTAGGCCCCCGCGGCGAGAGCTTGGTCACGGATGACCTGGAGGTCGCGCATATGCCGCTCATAGGTCGTGCCGTACTTCTCGGCCATCTCCGCGCGCAACCTCTGGATCTCCGCCACGATATGCGGATTGATGTCTGGATTGGTTAGCGTTTCAGCGTAGTACCTAATCTTCTTCTCGGGGTAGCCCGCCCGTAGGGCTGCCTCTTTGGCGGTGACGTGACCGTCCCCCGAGACAAACTCATTGACGAACTTCCACTCCTGCGTCGTCAGCGCCTGGTCGCGCCTACGGGCCTTGTTGCCCGTTTTCCCGTTCGTCTCGGGCACAGGCTTCGTAATCTTGTCCAGGGTCGTCTGGGGGATGCTTCGTCCGATCTGGTCCCGGAGACTCTTGCGCTTCTCGCTCACGCCGTCCTCCAAACCCGCCAGCCGTCCTCGACCTTGCGGCACGAGAACTTCATACCGTGCCGCCGGGAATACATCCACGCGGCGCTGCGGGCGTTCTTGACCATCGAGGGATCCGTGAGCAGGAAGCTATCTCCGACGTCCATGTCATCGAACGGGTACTTCAACCGTTGGCGATCGTCCGGCAGGGGGACGCTTGATTCAACGTACAACATAGGGGCCACTTTACAACGGAACAATTCTCAAGGCCAGCCCCCGTATCCCCCAAACCCCCCAAACCGATTTTTGGCCTTTTAGTAGACTTTTTTAGGGGTCTAATGATTTTTTTTTTTCAAAAAACGACCCGCGCGCGACTTTTATATCAATTTCACCTATAAACTCCCCGTAATGTTCCGTACACTCCTAACTCATTGATCTACAATACTTATTACGCCATTACTCCTATTACGTCATTTTTCAACTTTTTTTTACAAAAAACACATTAGACCCCTAAAAAGTCTAACTAAAACCCCGAAAACGCAATGTCCCCTGGTCCTTGTTGCGTGATCCCCACACTTTTGCCCAAAAACCACGCCCCAGGCATAAAAAACCCCCGCCCACAAAAGCGGGCGGGGGTCCGTGGCACTTGGCAGAGGTAGCAACCAGCTTCTAGGGAGCGGCCACGGCAACCTATTGGATATGGGAGCCCATACTGTCCCGGAACTCGCCCTCGAGCATCCGTGCGGCGGCGTGGGCGGGCATGATCTCGCCGAACTCGACGCTTGAGACATCGAGGTCCTGTTTCATGAGCCCTGGCACATAGACCACGGGCCCGACGAGGGCGTACTGGGTCCCGTTGATCGTGACGAGGATCAACTGGACGAGGGGTTCGTCGTTGGGTCCCGTGATGCTCGTGACGGATAGATTGCTCATAACGCATCCATCTTGCGCTTCGAGTCCAACCAATGCAAATCGACGAGCACGCGCTCGAGTTGGTTCTGGAGGCCGTCGCGTTCTTGTTTGAGCCGCCGGAGGTCCTCGACGAGGGACTCGGCGAGGGTCTGGGAGACCTCGATACGTCTACGCAGGCCGTAGACGTATTCCCGCAGGAGCAGGTCCTGTATGGGCACGGGAGGGTCGTCGGTGGAGTTGATAGCCGGGCGCATCATCTGATGACCCCTCGCATGCGATCGGCGACGAGGGTCGCGTAGCCGGCGATGTCGTCCCAGGAGTCTTCTTTCTCGGGATCGCCGTTGATAATTCGGGAGATCTTGGTCGCGATCATCTCGAGGGCTTCCCATTGGTCGTCGGCGAAGGTCGTGCCGAAGTCCTGGGCGTGATCGGCCATCGCGCGTTTAAGAGCCTGGGCGAGGCGGGCGGTGTCACGGAACGCGCCATAGGTCGAACGGGCCTCAAGAAGGTTGTTCACAAGCCCCGCATTAGGGTTTGGGGGCGTGGGGAGGGGTTTCTTAACGATCGAGGCTGCCTTGCCCCCGCGGGCCTTGTCCCGCAATTTGTAGGCATAGGCAAGCGAGAGTCCGTGACGCTTGGCGACCCCTGAAACCTTAGCTCCCGGGTTATCCAAAAAATACTGGTAGGCTTTTTCTGAAGACTTCATTGTGGCAATTCCTTGGTTTGAGTGAGCAAGGTAAAGCAAGACGCAGGGACTTTTTGATCCCCCGAGTCGTAGGCGCAAGCCGCGTACAGAGGGTCATTAGCGCCGGCTAAGACCTTAGCTCGCAAATAGTCGTTGTAGGCGTTGACGACGAACACCATGAGAAACAACGACAGAGTCACAGCAGTAATGGCCAAAAGGCCTTTTTCAAAACTATCCATCACAATCTCCTTTCTAGGTTAAAAGTACTCGTTTCCACCTCGTGAGCTTCGCCAGTTCGGCGGTGGCACTCTGCGCCACTCGTCATCCCTGGGTGGGCGTCGGAAATGGAGGCATAGGTTTATACCAACTCCGATCAACAATAGCAACAGCATTACAACTTCTATCATTTCTTTCTCCCTTTCTTCTTTCGTTTGGGTAGATATCGCTTGGCGGCTTTCTTGCCGAGCAGTCGCTCGAGCACGGCTTTACGTGTCATGCCTGTCCCTCCCGTATCTTTTCAACGGTTCTTTGCGCCACGTTATCCGAGCCAGCCATGCCGAAGACAATCGCGCAGCATCGCTCGCGCTCGTGGGCGGCAACCCTTTTAGCAAACTGTTCAATCTTCGTCGGCTCGTCTTGATGCTGGTGCGAGCGCATAAACAGTCCAACGTCCCATGCGATCTTTACGATCTCGTCGCGGGTCATCGAAGTATCTCCACTTCGGCTTCCGTTTCTATCCACACCCGTGCGCCGCAGGAGAGCGACCTCATGGGCGTAGGTGTTAGACTTATAAGTTTTAACAGTTAACACCGGCTCGCGTTGCTCCGCTTTGATGTTCTTGCGGATCGCGTGTTGGTTGACGTGAACAATCGTCTTCATCGTTTACTCCCAGGTGGGATCTTGGTATGCAGCCAGCCCCTCGGAGTTTGTTTATAGCCTACTGCGACGAGCGCCTCAAGCGAGCGGCAGTTCCCATCCATGCGTTTATGCAGTCGAAACGCATCGGGCGACGAGAAGACCTGTTTGCATTCGGTGCAGCGGCGAATTTTAGGGATCACGAGTCACGGGCCTCGAGCATCGCGTCAGCCAAGCGATAGGCGTCGTTGGCCACGTGATAGGGGGTTTCTGCGGAGGCAGTAGGGCTTGCCATGATCCCGGTCAGCGCGGCGGCGGCGAAGTAATCGCGCAACGTGATGCCGCCCTCGATCTTGGCAGAGCCTTTGTCATCGGTCACTCGTTCTGGAAACACGTTCATTTTCTTTCTCCTAAAGCTTCGATAATTTCATCTTCCAATAGCATGCGCTGCGATTCACTCAATACCTTGAGTATATTTACGCGAGCTTTCTTGCCATCTTCTTTCTGAAGTTCCAGGTACGCATCCCGAAGCTCGATCATCGGTGGCAGCACGTAGTCTGCGACCTCGATCGGCTCCAGGATGTCATACGTTATAACGACGTCGAGACTGAGCTGGGTTTGGTGTCTGTTCATCTCTTATCCTATTCGCCTCAATACGAGCGAGTAATTCGGCTTGTTTATACGTCTTTTTGTACGCGATATTTACGAGCTCGTGCATGAGATAGCAAAAGCTCTTGTTATAAAACACCTTCATCTCGAACAGCATTTCATAGGTCGAGCGACGTATCATGATCGAGCGAAACCCTCGAATCACGGGCGACGGGCGGTTGTACTGGATTTTGCGTTCGCTTTTACTCTGGCGCTTCTTGCGCTTGCGGCGGTACTTGTCCCGGGGGATCAAGGGCTTCGGCCGAGGCGGAGCGTTGAGGTACTCCTCCCAGATACGCAGGTCTTCGGGGTCCGGGACAAAGACGTCTTTCTCTTTGGGCATAAGACTTAGCCTCTTGCTTCGCCCCAGGAGGGGCCGAGTTCAACATCCACTTTTGAGGGCACCTCAAGTGTGACCGCCTCGCGCATAACCCTTGCCGCGTGGTCCGCGGTCTCTCGTCCATCGACGCTGATTGCGATCTCGTCATGCACTTGCAGGAGGAGCCGCATCCCGGCCTTGTGTAGCGCGACCATGGCGGCTTTGGTCTGATCCGCAGCGGAGCCTTGGATGAGGCGGTTCAAGCCCTTGTAGGTCATCGCGCGTTTGATCCGTGGGCCGTATTCGATGACGGCTTGTTCACGAGGCAACGCCTTGTTGATGCCGTACTCGACGGGTTCCCAGAGCGGGAAACGGCATTTACGGCCAAGCAGCGTGCGGATCGCGCCGTTGGAGGCGGGGTGTTCGATGCGGCGCATGACGGAATCAATCGTGCCGCGCAAAAAGGGCACGTTAGCGTGGAAGTTTCCGATGAGCTCGGCGGCCTCATCGAGCGGGAGGTCGAGGGAGTTGGAGAGCTTTTGCTTACCCATGCCGTACATCAGTCCAAGTCCGATGGTTTTGGCGGTTTTTCGTGGGATGACCGCCATATCTGCCACCATTTGGTGGAAGTCGGTGTCCGGGTTATCACGGTAGGCTTGCGCCATCCGTTCTGCCCCTGGTAACCCGAGTAGGGCTGCGTAGTGGACGAGAAGCCGAGGCTCCTGTGAGCTGAAGTCGTTAGCGGCCCAGAGTTGGCCTTCTTCAGGCAGGAAAAGCGAACGTACCAGGGGACCGATGATTTCATGGCGGGCGGGGACCTGTTGGAGGTTGGGGTTATTCATGGAGAGGCGGCCGGTGACGGTGCCGCCGTCTTCAGAGCGCATTTGGTTGATATGCGGGTGAATCCGGCCGTCGACGGCGCTGTGGCGCAAGTACGGCTCTAGGAAAGTCCCGTGCGTTTTGTTGAACTCACGGGCTTCGACGATGAGCTTGGCGATCGGGTGCTCGTGGGAATCGAGGAAAGTTTTCGTGAAGCTGGGGAGTCCCGTTGCGGTTTTGGGGTAAGGCAGGGAGAGCTTATCGAAAGCTTTGGCGAGGCTGGCCGCGGCCCAGATGTCGACCTTTTCTCCCGAGAGCGAGTGGATTGCTTTGACGTGCTCGACTTCTTTACGTTTGAACTCGTCGATTAACTGCTCGCACTTCGAGCGATCGAAGCGGATGCCGCGATAGGTGAGGTCGATGAGGATCGGCAGGAGGTCGGTTTCGAGGGTAAAGATCGACTCGACCTCTTCCTTCTTGATGAGCGTCTTTAAGTGATGCCAGAGCTTTAAGGTCAGTGCCGCGTCCTGCTCAGCGTATTCGCCGACGTACATGGCGGGGAGTTTCCAGAGTTCTTTCTTGGCGTGTACGCCGAAGTCGGAGGCCGCGTCTTTCAGGCCCTGCTCGGACTTCACTTCCTTGAGGTAATCAAAGCCCAGTGAATTAAGGGCGTAACTGAAACGGTTCTCGTCAATCAACGGAGCCGCGAGCAGGGTGTCGTAGACAGTACCGTTGACCGTGAAGCCCGAGGCGCGAAGCCAGCCGAGGTCGTAGGCGGCGTTGTGCATAATCTTATCGCAAGGCAGCTCGAGGATTTTTTTGATCCAACGGTTCACGATGCGTTCATCGAGGTTGCCGCCGCCTTGGTGAGCGATCGGGAAGTAGCCCTTCCAGCCATCCACCGCGACCGCGTAGCCGACGATGTAGCCTTCCTTCCGGGGCCATCCTGGCCCCATCGACTCCATGTGGGGGTCACATGTTTCAAGGTCGATCGCAATCTCCGTTGCAGCGGAAAGATCTGGAAAAGAAGCAGGAGGAGCCCACTCAGGGGATCGCAGAAACAAGGAGGCAGTACTCACAATCGAAAAGCCTTTTCGGTATTTTTGGGGAGAATAATATGCAAGGATTGCTTGGCGCGAGTCACCCCGACGTAGAGCAGTCGATGGAGGTCGTCCGGGTTTGATCCGTACTCTTTAGCAAACTTTGTAGAAAGATCGCTGATCAAGAGGACGTTGTCCGCCTCGCCGCCTTTCGCGCCGTGGATCGTGGAGAGTTTGATAGGAACTTTACTTGTGAGCTTCATGCCCCGACGTAAGAGCGCGACGATGTAGTGACGTTTGTCCTCGGCAATCTTAGTGAGAGCTTCGTGCCAGATTGCATTGGTGAGAAGACCGTGATTCTTGGTCAATGATTCGTGGGTATATAGCGCATCGATGTCTGCTGTTTTAAGGCCCTTATGACCATGCTTGACGAACTTGCCATCCAAGTACTTATAGATCAACTTAACCATCTCGTAGGGGATTTCTTGACCTTTGCGTAACCGTTCCCAGCCGATAACGGCGTGGAGCACCGACTCAGGGATGCTCCGTTGTCCGTGGCGCTCGAAGAGAAGTCCTTGGGACTTCAGCCAATCGTGCATATCAGTGAGCATGTAGTTCGCGGCGGCGAGAATGAGCCAGTCACCGGTGGTGAGATCGACGTGATGAAAGTCGTTGTGATAAATGATCGTACCTCCCTCAATGCGTGGCTTCCAGATCTTTGGCTGGCGCTTACGGATGCGATGTACCACGGTATCGGCTAGAGCGTGGATGCGGGAGGGGACGCGGTAGGACTGATCGAGGATGCGGATGTTGCCCTCGAGTGTTAAAAAACTATCGACATCCGCGCCGGCCCAAGTGTAAACCGCCTGGTCATCATCCCCTGCGATATAGGTCTTCTCGGCGCGCTCGATGAGTTCGCGCACGAGTCGCCACTGGAGCTTGGAGAGATCTTGCGCTTCGTCAATGATTAGGGCCTTGAGCCGTGGCAAGCGATCCGGCTCATCGACGACGTGTTCGAGGAGGTCGGTGAAGTCGAGGAGGCCGTGGGAGTCTTTGTAGTGACGATACGCCCGATCGACGTACTCGAAGTGGTGCCATTCAATCTCCATCTTGCTGTCGTTGTAGTGCTGACGGAGATCCTTGCCCTTGATCCGCGCGATGTTGACCTCGTTCAGAATCGGGTGGTCGGCTTTGATGGCGAATTCTTCCTCGCCAAGCTCTACGGCAAGCTCGATGCCAGCTTCTTTGGCAAACTCCGCGTAGTGTTGCGGGGTCATCATGTCCTTAGTGCCGATGCCGAGGCAGCGGTAGGCGAGCGAGTGCAGCGTGCGAAACCACGGGAAGTCGAGGTCTGGGTTCAGGTGTGGGAATTTCTGTGTTGCGCGGTCACGCGCTTCAGTAGCGGCCTTGCGGGTAAAAGCAAAATAACCAATGTGTGTTGGGTGAACGTCCGCAGCGAGTTCTTGTTGCACCATGGTCAACAGATAAGTTGTCTTACCGGAGCCGGGAGGGCCGAAGACTTTCTCGACGCTCATGGTTCCATCACAGGGGTAGGGTAGTAAGGAGCGAGCGTGATGATAAATTCTTCGGGCTGCTCGAGGCGCTTGTCATCTGCGTCGCGGTAGTCATCATAGATTGCAACGACCGCGGTCTTGTGATCGCGACCGACGTGTAAGACAACGAACAGCATGCGTTGATAATTATTCATTGACTCCCTCATTTGCCTACTTTTTCTTTGTAATCGCGCTTAAACAAGGTGTCCCCGGTAAGAGCTTCCTGGCTCAAGGTTCGATTGAGGTAATCGATCCCAGACCATTCGATATAATCGGCCAGTGTGCGCTTGTTGCCAAGCCCATATACACCGATCTGTTTACCCGTGACAATCTCAGCCAGACGATTTTTTGACATTTCGTCGTAGGCGTACCACTTACGCGGACGATTCTTTTCAATGAACTCATCGCCCCACACTGTGGTGCGATAGGCGTTGCCATAGTGATGAAACACCGGCAAGTTGGGCATGTGGAAGATGTTGTAGCCGGACGTCCAAAGTCGAAGCGAGTACGAGGGCTCCTCGCCAGAGAAGTATTGATAAGGGTCGTAAGGCACCTCCTCGCACACGCTACCGTGTGTAAAAAGACACCCACCACTGATGAGGAAGCCATGCACTGTGGGGCCCGTAGCCAAGACCCTGCCTAGTGGTTGAATGTACGCGTTGTTGTTAAAACTTTGTTTGGGGTCAACAACATGCGCGATGATGCCGCCGTAGTCTGATTTCTTGAGGTCGTGGATGTTGTTGCCTATGGTGATGAAAATGTGCGGGTACGAACTGATCGCGGGCTTTTGATGATACTGCTCGAGTTCCCGCATTTCCTTCAGAAACAAGTAGTCCCAGCCTTCGTTGAAAATGGTGTGCGCGTCGATCTGAAAATAATACTGCTCGCCGTTCCACATGGACTGCGCAAGGTTTCTGGCCCAGCAGGCTCCGCGTCCGTACTCGGGATCTAATCTTAAGTATCGAACCTGCTCTGCAAAGGGCAGGCTGTGAAGGTTAAAGAACTCGCCAGGGAAACTTTGATCAACGATCCCAAAGACCAACGCATCCTTGCCGACCGCCTGCGAATAAGCAGACATCACCGTGGTGTGTAACAAGGGGTCACGATATGACGCGATGCTGATGAAGATCTTCGGCGGCATCAGAACGGACTCCTGGCTTTCTTCTGTTCCGGGGTATCGAAAGGAGAATCCTGTCGCTCGAAGCGGGGGATGCGCCAGCAGCGCACCGCACGGTTCTTGATGAAGAGGCTGATCGGTTCGCCGCCAAGGTCACGCACGCGCTGCGCCATCTTTGGTGAGGTCAGTGCCTTAAAGCTGTTGCGCACGAGGTGCGCGTTCAGATCCTTCATGCGGAAGTACGTGCGGCCTTCGTCATCATTCGTCCACGGCCGACCGAGCAGGATCTCATCGCGATCCATCGCCTGCTGAAGGTGCGTGCAGAACTCTTCGAGAAGATCATTAAACTGGCCCGTGACCGTTGTGTCCTCGCTTGCGACCGTGATCTGTTCGCTCTCGACCATCTCCGTAAGGAGCGCGTTCAAGAGTTGTTCCCAGTCTTGCTTGCGCACGGCAGGGGGCAGGACGTTCAGCTTTTCGACGCAAGCCTTTTGGAAGGCCATTTGGTTAAAAAGGCTTTCTGTATCCAACTCGATACGCTTGCCGTTAACGTCAAGGAACCAAAGAGGCGGCTCGCTTGCGTACTTGGAAAGCGCAGAAAGCTGCGGGGAATCTGGCCCGTGAGCCCCGATCCCGTGTTTACGAGTTCTGCACAATCCGCTGTTGCAGAAGGAGTTTAGCGGCGCGTCCTTACACTTGTACTTGTAATCCTTTTTACTGAGCTGCTTGATTAGAACCTGAAGTTCATTGTTTGGTAGCGGCGGGCTGACATACCTGAAGTTGTATTCAACAATAAGATTATCCCAAGTGCCTGGATGGGCTTTCTTGAGATATGTGCCGATCGCAAAGAGCGCGTTGTTGCGGGTGCCTTCGGGCACGCCCTGTGCGCAGATCGCCTGAAGGCAGGGAGGGCCGTCCTTGATTGGCGTCTCTGCGGCTTTGGTTTCTTCAGGAAACTTGAGGTTTTTGTCCTGCACGAACTGATCGTAGAGGGCATAGAATTCTTCGAGCGTTGCGGCGTTGCCATCATCTTTGAAGGCATAGCGCATGGTGTCATCACCGTTGAAGTACGGCAGGTTCAAAAAGTTGCCGGTATCGCCGCGCTCGACGAGGATCTCGGCTTGCTTCGGGAAGATTTCTCGCCCGGCTTCGCCCAGCAGCGCCGCCGAGGCCTTAAGATACTTCTGCATCTCGGCCGCGGGGATCGGTTCTTTGACGAAAAGAAATACGTGCGCGCCGCCGGACTTACTGCGGCAGACGATAAGCGGCAGCTCAAGGCTGCGGATCTTCTTGATCAGCCCCGCGTGATCGAGAGGGTACTGATCAATGTCAATGCATCCCCAAATGCAGGAATTATCGGAGCGAATGGGGATGATGCCCAGCGACGGTTCCACGCCCTCCAGATGCTTTTGCCAAAGCTCGTCGGTCGGCGGCTTACGAACGACAACAGCCTTACCGGCTTGCTTGCCGTTACCATTTGCGCTTTCAATTTTGTAGGTTCCATACGCGATATCTAATCCCGTAAATATCGACTTGAACCGCGTGATGTCGGTCATTTCTGCTTTCTCGAAAAAAGGTGGGGCTTACTTGCGGCGAAGTAAGTGGGGGAAACACCGCTTTCGGCCCCGGAAAGTCATCAGAACGGTGCCGGATTTGCAGATCCCTCACCGTCAATTTCGGGTTTTGCTTTTACAACCCCCGAAGTCACCGACACCGCGAATGCTTTTGCTGCGGCGTACACTGAAGCGTCCTCAATCGTGCCAATCCGTTCAACCTCCCAGCCAAACCATTTACCTTTGTCATTTGATTCCGGGACAGTCGAGAGGCGATATGTCTGACTGTACATGGGTGGAGTAAAGAGCCCATTACTGCCTTGAATCTTCACCGACTGCATCATGCTGTTCCACTTGCGGCTCTTCTTGAGCTGCGTGGACTTCATAACCACAAGTGCCGGTGACGGGGTGCCGTCGGCGTCCACGACCATCACATAGTGGTTGGCCGTGTTCTCGATGTAGTTTCCATTGTCGAGATAGTCCTTGTTCTCCCCCGGCTCGCGGTGCGTACGGGAGAGAATATCGGACGTTGCCGGGTAAATGTGAATCGGCGCGCCTGATCCACTGCCTCGCGGAGCCCACTCGATGTACTGACGCACATAAGCGCATGGCACAACGGTGATGCCCTTCTTGCCGTCGAAGAGCTGGCCGGTGACGCTGTTGTAGATCATGCCCGGGAGGGCACCTTCTACTTCACCGACTTCCGGGGAGGTGTTGGTCAGGAGTCGCAGGAACGGCAGGGCGAAGTCGTCCTGATTCATCCCGGCGAAGCTGCTGCTGGCATCCTCCTCGAAGGCGGATGCGATGGCCAGAGCGGTGCCCTGGGTCTTTTCTGCAAGTGCTGATTTAGCCATGTGTATTGGTCCTTGGTTAATTAAGATTTGATCTCGGCTCTCTTCCCGATGTACGCGCCAAAGAGTTCGGTCGGGAACTCCTCGCCACGTTCCACCCGTTCCCTGACCCATGCCTTGAGGGTCGAGGGCTCGACTTTCTCCGCCTGTTCAGAGCGGAAACCGCTACTGCCGAGCAGCCCCAGAAGGCGGTTGCAAAGCTCGGCCTCGCCGCGACCGAAACGGACGCTGACGGTGTTCTTGATGATGTCATCGAAGCCGTGGTCCCGGAGCCATTGGAAGGCTTCGGCGCGACGTGCTTCGCTGATGGAGGCGCTGTAAAAGGGCTTAATATTGATGGCGCTGCCGTCTTCCATCTTGAAGGACGACATGCCCATCTCGGCAAGGGCTTCCGGGAGCGTCTCCTCGGTCAACTTGCGATACTGGTCTTTCAAACCCTTGAGCGTCGTTTCCTCGTCCTCGATCTGCTTCTCGAGGGACTTGGCGCGGCGGGCAAGGGCGGCGATGCCAGTGATCTGCTCGTCCTGGACTTGCAGAGCGTTGGCTTCTTTCTCAAATAAACTCGTAAGGCTCATCAGATTCTCCTTTCTTAAAAAGATCGACTTCGATGGGAATA